ACATTTTTAATTAACTGACCTGCAACCTCATATGCTCTTGGCATCTCACTTTCCTGAGCAATCTCAAGAATGCCATTGATTGCTTCTTGTCCTTTTTCAATAATTGAATACAAGTTTCCTCTTGTATATTCATAATCTTTTTTGATATCTTCAGCAGATGACTTATATTTGTCTATCTCTTTTTTGACTTCTACTTTTTCAATATCTGAAGAGATAGGTTCCACATCAAAAGTGTCATTTAACTTTTCATACTTATCCATAAGTTACCTCAGAAAACATTACCATCAAATCCAAAGTCATCTCCAACCTCAATCTTGGCATTATCTGCCTGACTGATGTTGTATACCTTGGACCCCAGAACATGGTTCTGGATTGGTGTCTTGTCCTGTGCTCTTCTTACTACAAGTTTATTATCAATTACATCTTCTACATACATCTCCTCTTGACCAACATAGATGTATGTGTTCTTCTTAACCTTAGTGCCATCATCTACATTGATGACATTCTCAACCATATCAACATTCTCTGCTAGCAGAGTTGCAACTACGCCATCATAATCTTTGAGTGCTCTAGGTGTGACCTGATAGGTAACATCTCTTTCATACTTGCCAGACTTGGAACCGGCAATATAACCAATAGTGGTTTTCTTGATGATATCCTTGGATACATCTGCAAGAGGACCAAATACGTATGTCTTAGCAGTAAATGTAAATGTATAAAGAAGTGCTCTTCTAGTATCAAAGTTTCCCTCATACTCATCAGTCATGTCAATATCATCAAGCACAATAGGGACATTTGTACTTTCCTTCAAATTACCAAGGAACTTAATAGGGATGGTATATGATGGTTGAAAGTAAGGCACAATCTGCTCAACAATTTGGAGCATATCATCATTCAGTTTAGTATATGCTGTAAGAGTGATTGTCATATTGTAAGGAACTGGAAGATAAGACTTCTTAGTCTCTGTTCCATCTTCATTAGTCAATACAAGTTGTTGTGTCTGAGTAGACTTTCTACTGGGATCATACTGCAAGTTTGTAAACTCAAATGACAACCTTGGTAGTGTCATCTGAACTGGATGATTCAGATCAGGATTCTGATCCATTCTTGCTAGGAACTTTTGTGTAGGTCCATAGGCAAGAGGAACTTTGATGACACTAAAAGTGTCATCATTCTCGTCCTTGTGTTTGACTTGAATTCCATTAAACAAAGAACCAAATCCAATAATTACAGATCTGAAGATCTCGTTGTAAAAATACTCAAACATTATCTTAAACTTATATACCTTTATTTAGGGCATACCAAAGGGGTTTGCTGATGAGAAATCAACAATCTTGTCTGCCTCAGACTCAATAACATCATTTTGTGCATAAGGAGTGACTAAATCATCTGTCACTGTACTTCCAATAACATATCTTGCACCTGATTCTGAACCAACAAGTACCTCACCTCTTACAAAATATCCATCAACAATAGACACTTCCATAATATTTGTAACAGCATTCCACTCTTTAACTCTTGCAGTGGTGTTAGATGTTTGTCCAATCACAATCTCATTAAATTTAAATGTGCCTTCTCCAATATTTGCTTCTGAGAATGACATAGGAGGTGTAATGAATACCTTAGGTGCAGCTCCATATCCTTCACCACCATCAATGACATATACATCAGTGACAATACCAGAAGTGCTGATTGTGGAGATTGCCACAGCATCTCTACTTGCTGATGGATACTCACTATCCCAAGTATATTGATTAGTATCAAATGAGTATGTTGTATTGTCAAATGTGGGGAAGACACCAGCAGATTGACCAATAGATACAGCAGGTGCCATCACATAACCTGAACCACCATCAGTGACAGTGATGTGCATAATAGAACCATCAGTGCTGATGCCTGTTGTAGCAGCAAATCCTGAACCACCTCCACCTGATAATGTAATCCAAGGAGGTGTGATATAACCACATCCAGCATTGGTAATATAGATTGAAGTGACAACTCCAGATTGACCTTTACATCCAGGATATTCATAAGATACTGCTGCTACACCTTCAGCAGTAACTCCTCCAGTAGGAGCAGATGAGAAACCAACAGTAGGAGTAGATGAGTAGTTCCTACCCATATTACCAATATAAATCTGACTGACAGCACCATTAGCACATACAGTTGCTTCTGCTGTTGCTGTTGTGCCAGCACCAATCAGACTCAAAGTCTGCATATAACCAATCTGTGCAATCTCATCATCAATGTCCTCAACATTAGTATCAAGAACTTCATCCTCATATCTGAAGAGTTCGCATCTTAACTCATAGACATAGGTCTTCTTGAGTTGATAGAAAGGTTGCTCATGTTCTACAAACTTAATCTCAAATAATCTATCACCCAATGGGAAGTAGATAAGGTCTCCTTCCTTGGGTCTAGTGCTTAATTTACTATTAGGGACATTTGCAAGTAATGGACTGATATAATCTTCAAATCTTTCTTTTGAGATGATTAGTTGTAAGTCATCTCTATTCTCAATACCAAATTTTGACAGTATAGATCCTTGTCCAGTAAATCCCTCATAGTTATCCAAATATGCTTCAATTGGATAAGCATCTTTAAATTCAGACTGGATTACTTCTCTAATTACGCTATTAGTTTTGAGGTATCTTCTAGGAAGATAGTACACCTCAATACCATACATTCTCAGTTGTTCATTGACAAGAGATTGTACTAAACTTTGTTCTGATTGTGAACCGTTAAGGAAAAATGGATTCAGCATGAGGAATCACCCTATAAGGTCCAGAGGTGGTAGTTCATAAGTGCTTAACATCTGATCTTGGATTTTATCCAAGTCTGCCATAGCATCATCATAAATTTGTCTACCATTGAATTCAATTCCACCTGGTAGTTTGACACCTTGGAACTTAATCAGATTTTGACCCCACTGTTTTTTAATCAGAGCAGTCAAATATTTTTTCAGGAATACATCATTCCAGACACCATCATATGTTGCTGGATCCATAGCACCCCAACAGTCAATAATTATAAATCTACCTGCCTTCAAATTACCCCAATCAATATCCAGGTACATCCTGTTTGCTCTCTGATTAAACCTAATCTGCTTATGGGTATTGAGCAAGAAGTTCATTGTCTCAAGATAACTCATAGTCATTGAGTATGAAGTGAGGTCATATCCACCTCCTGCCATCATACCATTGAGACCCATGACATCATTAAGCATCAACTGGTACTTCATAGAGAACATACCAGTGCCAACTAAGTCACTGTATTGAAATACTTTGTTTACACCAACTACACTTTCTGGTAGTTGAATATAGTTACTATTCTCATAGTAGTTAAATGTTGTGGCAGTGCCAACAATAGTTTTAGTAACTGATGTTGTGGTAATACCTGCTTGGCCCTTACCTCTAGCACCAGGTGGTCCTGCTTCTCCTCTAGCAACATCTTCATCAGTAATCTTGTACTTCAAATATAACTGAGTTACACCATTAAAGTGTCTCTCATTAAAGTATTGGATTGCATCATCTACAAGATCTTCAATCTGTTCCTGAGCAACATTAACCTCCAAGACAGGAGCTCCTAGTTGCCTAAGGCAATAATCTATTAATCCTTGTCTTGAAGTGGGCTTAGCCATTTATAGGATACTACTAATACGACTATTTATGGTCTTGTAATAAATCAACAATGTTATTTAACATAGATTTTATATCACTCACATCATTCTCAAGATTACTAATTCTCTCTTTGTCAGAGGTCAATTTTTGTCTCTGTTTAATGTAAGATTGGTATTCAAGATGGTTTCTATTAACAATGGCACCAGTTTTGGTGTCTCTATAAAAACCATCTCTGCCCTCAACAGGAATATAGTTGCTCATTAGGCTAATGCAATACCTCTAAGATTTCTAAGGAGAACAGGATTTGATTGGTCAGTTGATGTACCAATAATCTTGATTCTAAATGACTTGAATGGAACAAGTTCATCAATAGTAAACTTGTACTCTTTAAACAAGTTAACAGATGGTTCAGGTTGATAAGAGTCAATCTTAGGAACCTTCACATCTGATGTGCCATTGTTAGAAGAGAGGTCAATGATAGAACCATTTGGAGCAATATTTCTGTGTCCTGGGAAAGGAATAAAGATTGTCTCATTTGGTTTAGTGTCTTGATTCAAAGCATAAAATACTCTGACATCACCATAGGTTGATACATATGCATCAAGTACAACTTGCAGTGAAGTTGCAGGATTTTCAAGAACTACATTCTTAGACACATATACAAATCTATTTGGGTCATCCTCAAGACCATTAACTCTAAAATCATTGGCATAATCAGTAATAGGAGCATTAATTCTATTGGAGGTGAATACAACACTGCAACTATCAAGGTCAATGACAGGACTTAGTCTTCTATTTTGAGTGGTTAAGTCCATATTCATAGAGAAGGACTTATTGCCAGGGAATGTCTGAGATGCAAGAATTTGTGATTCATTTTGTGGTGAGGCAACTTGTCTCAAAGAACTAAAGTAGTTCTTATCAAACAAAGTGACTTGTTGGAATCCTTCATCATTGTAAGACTCTTGATTACCAGACACACTAGATGCAGAAATTGTTCTGACCTGTGGAATAATGTTTGTTCCAAATGGAGTGACATTTGTAATCTTGGGATTACAAAGTGAGAATGGTAAGTTGTAATTTGCTTGTGCATTTGGACCACCACCAACTGCTCTCTCATTGAAATACAGTGGTGCAAATCCTGCAACATTGCCAGGTGCTCTGTTTGCTCCCTGAGCATTCATTCTTACATTTAGATAGTAGTAATCAACACCAATTGGTGCTTCACTTAACTCATTTGCAGTAACATTAGAAAGAAGATGTGGTCTATTAATTCTTCTCAATGATACACCATTAAGTTCATATTTCTCAGCAGTCTCTCCCTTAGAGTGAGATGCAACAATAGTGTTATCAATACCTCTTGTAATGCCAGTCAGTGTTCTACCATTGACACCAGTGTAACTAATGATTTCTTCATTAATTCTGATATAACCTGGGTTAGTACCAGCAACACCAACACCCTCAAACTGTGCATACTCACCTGTTCCTTCAAGAGTAAGGAATGTTGTAGCATCAAAGTCATATGGGGTTGCAAGAGTGGAAGGAATAACATCACTAGATACACCCTTGATTTGTACTCTATCTACATTGGAGTATAGACCATGGTTTCTCTGGAAGATCTTCATGTAGTCACCTTGACTTGTGACATTAATTGGATTAAGTGCAATGACATCACCACCAGCATCATAGTTGAGTTCAGTGGTGATACCAGCACCATTGATGAACTCCATTCTATTACTAGAACTTGGCAGATAGTTGCCTTGGACATTATCTACAATCAGTGTGTTCTGACCAAGGATTTCAGATACTGACAATTGCATACCTGAACCAAGTTCAAGAGTACCAACACTGATTGGTGTAAGAACATCACCAAGTGCATATCCAACTCCACCAACATTAATAGTGGCACCAATTGCAACACCATCTACAACTGTAATGTCTGCTGTTGCATTAAGACCAAATCCTGTAACAGATGTAAGAGCAACACCAGTATATGAGAAGTGTTGACCAGCAGCAGATGGGGTATAACCAACACCAGCATTGGTGATAGTCATTTGGGCAGTTGCTGAACCAGCATAACCAACCAGAACACCACTTACATCATTATTTCTCTGTGTGATTCTGTTACCTAGTTGAATATCAGGATCATTTACAGTGGTTCCAATACCAATTCTTGCCTGCCTTGGTAGCATTGTGATACCAGTAGGTTCAATCTTAGCAACATCCTCAGGAAGGTTTGGATTGTAGAATGTGCAATTACCAGAAGAAGCAAAACTAGCAACATACATGTTGAATTTAAGGTCTTCATACTGTGAAGGTGTCCATACTGAGGCATTCTGTGACTTAAACAGTGAACCAAGCAGTGGTTGTTCTGTGACAAGAATTTGACCTGATTCTCTTGAAGAAGATCTAACATCTGCCTCACCAAATCTACTTGTCCATACCTTATACTCAGTAGAGTGTGAAAGAAGAACCAAAGCATACTCAGTCAAACCATTCAGATAAACAGGAGATTGGAGTGTAACAGTTGTTGCAACTGTTCCATCATCACTCAGACTAATTTGATCTGGATCTACACTAACCTTGGAGAAAGGTAGAGCAGTGGTTGTTGGTGTGCCAAGACTAACTTCTCTAATTTCAAACAGGAAAGGAATATTAGAATCTTTTGCTTGGAAGAAGAGGTCAACCTTAGTGACAAATACACCACTCTGATCATCAACAAAGAATGTCTGAGCAAGAGGGTCAGGATTAGGTGGTGCAGGAGGTCTAGGAGGTCTAACTACCTGTGTAACATTAGTAGTATTAAAGACATTTGTTACATTAGTAATCTCATTAGTGACATTTGTTACTTCAGTAATCTCATTAGTGATATTAGTAATCTCAGTGATTTCATTTGTAATGAACTCATTGGTGATATTAGTAACATCCTGATCAATATTGGTTACAACATCAAATCCACTTTCAACTGCAATATTATTAGAAATTGCAACATCAGAAAGTGCTCTAACCTGACTGATATCAGTTTGTTCTACAGTTGCATTTCTGACAGATAATGTTGTTTGTTGAGTTGTATCAACATCACCTTGTGAGTAGAATGTTGCTTCTGCAGCAGTTGTTGTGGCACCTGACGTCAAGTTGTTGATTGGACTGCTAGTCAATCTAAACCTAGATCTACCAGTCTCAAATACAGGGTTAGCAGGATTGCCACCATCTGGTACTTTAAATGATCCAAGAACTGTACCAACTCTATCAGACTTAAGTCTTACAGATTTGACCTTTGCTTGTGCCCCAGAAATACTTCCAGTCAACACCATCCCATTTCCAATAAATCCATCATATTGTGGGAAGTCTTGTGATGCTAAACTAAATGTATCAATGTTTAATATAGATGATGATTCTGAATAAACAGATGCAATAGTGTTATTTCTGTTGTATGGATTGCTATCATAAACATCTGTTGGATTGTTATATGGACCATACTTATGGTTAGCATTTGCAATTCTAAAGTTGATTGACGGAACTGAGGCAGAACTGATAATTGTAGAACCACCATCATCAACTACACCTGAACAATTTTCTCCTGGAATAAAGGTTCCATGAACCATCTCAATCTCAATAAGTTTTGGTACTGAGAAAGCAGTTACATCTACATCATCAAAGAATGAATAAACTCTTGTGAATGGCTTGAGTCTTGTTCCTTTGAATGAGATGTTTCTTGATCTCATGAAGTGGATTAAGTCTCTTCTTACAATTCTGTCACCAAGTGACTCAGTATTGATTACTTCATTTACAGTGAATTGTGAACCTGTTCTCTGCTGATCAAGTGTGACACCACCAGTAGCATTGATGTTATTGACTACTGTATCACTAGCATCAACAATCTGATTGATGCCTACCTCAGCACCCTGGAAGAGGTTATCAAGCAGACCATTAGAGATGACATCAGAACCACCTTGAATGAACTGCTGCTGGTTGGACATTGACATGTCCACATTGACTCCAACAGTCTCCCAAGAGTTCCAGATGACAGGACTTACACCAAGTCTTACACCATCCTCTGTGGTAGATACCTCTGCTCCAAGTGCCTCAGAGATGCCTTGGAAGGAACCTTCCATCATCACATTATTAACTTCAACTCTATTGACATCAATCCAGACATCAACATCAGGTGTCATTTCAACTTCACCCTGCCAGAACTGGATCAAGAAAGGAGTAACACTTTCAATTCTAGTTGCATATGGTTGTGTCAACCAAGCTTCATCTTGATAATTTAGAGTTAGAACTCTACCAGTCTTCCTGACATTAATACCAACAACCTCTGCAAAATCAGAATCTTGGTTTGCATCAGAAACAGTACCAATGCCAGTGACAGCAGTTGTACCCAGTTGAAGATTAACAGATGTAGTGTAGTGAGAAGGTCTTAGAACACCATTTCTAGTATCAATAGCATTTCTTACACCAATAGATGTGTCTTGTGGTTCAAGAGATGAGAAGTTGTCAACAAAAACACCAGACTTGAATCTGTTCAAACCATTAGCATCTTCTACAAAGGAATTGAGAGTATTGTTTTCAAGAGCACTTAATGAAGTATAGTATTCAAGGTTCT